ACGCACATCATACTTCTTATAGTCGCCAGCTACAATTTTATCGTCGCCAAATTTCGCAATGAACTCCGTTAATTCATGCCACTCAGGACCGTGAGCGTTGATACCTACAGCCGTTTCCGCAATCAATGGGTTCACAGATAGGAACCTAGCTATCGGAAGGAAGTATTTCCTAATGATAAATTGGAGTACAAGAGGTGCTCCCTCGAAGACTCTTACCTTAGTCTCATTGACTTTCCTAGGCTCATCCTTTAAGTTCGCTCCAAATATGAGATTCAATGACTCATTGGCATCCGCTTGCGTCAATACCTTATAGATGTACGCTTGGACTTCAGGTGTGAACTGCTTTGGACAAGCATGATCCTCAGTAGGTTCTAGCTCTTCCAAGTACTTAGACTTAGGGCCTCCAATAGGATAACCAATAGATGTGCTTGAAACCATAGCATCTATAAATCTTTCACCGTCTCGACCAGATATAGTTTCCTGGTCTGTAAGAGGGGCTAATTGGTTTGTCCAATATGATGCATTAGCATCAAAAACCTCGCGAAGACCTGAAAGATAGTCCTCCATCGCAAAGTTCAATGCAGATTGCGGTAGCCCAGGTGAGGGCCGAGCTGCATGCTTCAACGTCTCATACCAAGGGATCCACGTGCCACTATCAGTGTGACCCTTCTCATTGACAAATGGTTGCTTGAAAGCAGGACCACTCCATGTATTGGGTACACCAGTTACCTTAGCAACTGTATCAGAAATAGGCGTAGGTACGACATCAGAATGCATTGTAGACCGTCCAGTAACAGAGCCATATACAGTCAGTGTAGCGTCCTCAGGCAAGAAATTAGTTCCACATTTATAATGCACATTATTAGAAATGGCAAAGTGTTTTCCTAATATAGTTTCCTCTATGTCCTTGGTTATGGGAGGGGGAATATGCGTTGGACTTAGTGCTGTGACCTCAATCACAGCACGGTCTAATTCAGGGGAAGTAATAGCGACTCCAACCCCATCTCTAGTTCCGTTTCGACCACCAATGTGGAAGCCCACAATTTTCTTCTCGATAGTATCACTCACCAAAGGGAACATGCACATCCCCGGTTTTGTGGTTGTATTCCGCAAAGTGTAGTACGATCCAGGGAAAGTGTACGGGCCATTGCTAGCATCACTAACATGATTCCACCAACCAATGTCCGTAACATGTCCTTTACCCTGAAATCCATGAATAGCAACTGTGATAGGGTGCCTAATATGGTCTTCCTCAAAATGCTTTCCCATATGATTAGTTGGTCCACCGGACCCGACATAAATCATAGCTAAGTCCTTTCCTGGTATCCTATAAGCCATAGTTGGGTCTAAAATGAAATTGAGAGTCCCGCCAGGACCCCTTAGTGTTGCTTTAGTGGGTTCCTCGGGCATTGTGTGATATGGGACCACAAAATACTTGGTACAATAGTAGAAAGCCAAACAGGTGTCACCATCAATCTCATAAATAAAAAGATGATTGCGCAGAGCATTCCATGCAAAATCTTGATTCACGAAACTTCCCTTATTATCCAAGGGTTTGATCTCAGGTTTTGCCCAAATACACTCCTCAGCATCACGCGCTTGAATTTCAGCTACTGTGCGCGGTTGCAAACAACC